ATAATTCTTTAGCTTTGCAGGCCAGAATGTTTAGCAAACATTTGCCTAGAGTAAAAGGTAGGATGGCATCAAAGATGGTAGCTGTAGTTGGTATCAATCAACTACGGGCAGTACCCATGGCTATGTATGGTCCTAAAGAGGCCGAACCGGGCGGGGTAGCACTCAGATTTAATTCTGATGTACGAATAAAGTGGACTCCTATGAAGACTGGTGTTCCTTTCAATCCTAAATTTGACACGGAAGATTACCTGGAACAGGAACGTTCAGTTGTTGCTGAGGGTAAGGACAGATATCGTTATATCCGTATTGCTGCGATAAAGAATAAACTTTGGAACCCTGGCCGCAAAGCGTGGATACGCTTATGGGTAACAGATGCCACAGGATCCGCAAATGGTTTCGATCCATTCTTCGATACCGTGCATTATCTCAAAGAGACTGGGCAGCTAACTAACAAGAATCGCAAAGTCATGCTCCTTAATCTAGATGAGATGGGTAAGGCAAAGAAAACATGTGATTGGTTGACTCTCAAAACCTGGGTACTTGGTACTACAGAAGAGAAGAAGGCTATCTGCAAGACATTAGGTTTCGAGAAGGCATTTGATCTACGCCGATTCTGTTTCTCTCAGATGGCTAAGGGTAGAGGTGAAGATCTCTACAACATGCAGAAGAACAAAGGTAAAGTTTCAGATGATGAATCGGAGAGTAAAGAATGATACCGCTTAACGTTGAGAAGTCGATGCATAATGAACATGTACCCAATACTTTAAGGATAGTAAAAGATGGTCCAACTTTTGCTGCCGGAGTTCCTTGGGTTTCGGATAATGCCCTATGTTTCTGGAAAGTAATTGAGGAAGATGAACAGATTTTCATCCAAAGAGTTCAGGATTACATAGAAAGTATGGTGGGTCACGCACAGCAATTCAAGACACACCTACCACTTATCCTCATGGATTTAAAGAATGGGCTATTCAAGTCTGGCGTTGATCTTATCATAGGTACTAGCGCTGAATTTGTGGAAAAGTGCAAAGCTTTTGTTGAACGCCCTATAGAAACAAAGATCAAAGTGACGAAAGTAATAAGGTGAACCTATGGCAAGCACCGTTATGACGAAGAAGGATGAGGACGCGGCAGACTCTCTGCTCGCTGCCGTGATGACCATAGGTAGACCACTAAAGGAAACTCCAAAGAAGGAAAAGATACTTGTCCATCAGCAATGGAAAACCCAGACAGGTAGGCAGTCACGCTTCTTCTACAGGCCGACTATCTCTTTGGATTCAGAACTAGAGCACAGGAAAAAGATAGCTGAGCCTAAAGAGTTGGATCTCGTTGATTCTCAGGTAGCAGAGCGCGCAGAGTCGTATTCTAGGGAATTGCCATCGAAGTTAGATAGAAATATTGATAAGGTGAGAGAGTTTTGGTTGAAGAATGTTGCTCCACTGACACTAGCCGCTCAGGCAGGTAGCGCTCAAGCTAAAGATGTTGTTCAACGTACCTTGGGTGCTCCTATAGATCAGGATCCTTTCCTTAAGTTCCAGAGGATGCTCGAGCAAGGTCTGACAATCAAGATGGCGAACTATCTTGTTACCTATCTGGGTATTCCTAAAACCAAGGTATCGGAATTGATCGATGCCATAACACCCAAAAAGGAGGTTATGGTTTTCGGTCCAAATCATGGAGCTCCTCCACCGCAGCAAATGGATAACAGACGTTCTCGTCAAGAGAAGCCTGAACCACCCAAGTCGAGGATCGATGATCCCGATCTAGACTAAACAAAGCCACCTGCAGTTTGGGTGGCTTTTCCATCTTTTGATCTCCAATTTCACCCTGCAGTAACGGAAGGTTGTATAACACCGATGAACTCTGCATGGTGATAACATGGAAGATATAGATAAACTACTGAAATTCAACGCCGACTCTCTCTTTCCTTCGCTCTTAACAGACGACCAGAAAGAACTGATCCACCGTGCCCGTAAAAAGAAAGCAGAAATTAAAAAGAAAAAGACGGGCATAAAGGTTAGATCCTACGAGTTGGACGTCAAGTCTGATGAATATGTATTGAAGGGTTGTGGATTAGATGACTTCGGTCAAGTAATCGACGACTTCAATATTGAAAAATACATGGCGGACATGGAAGACCCTGAAACGGGAACTCTCCATGATCTTAAGATCGATACTCGCGATCTTCCTCTAGCCAAAAACTTCTACGACTATTGCTTTAACCTGACAGGACGGAAGGTACACAAACCTTGGTCTCGCCAGTTATGGATCGGTGCCATGCTTCATGGCGAGATCTGCCCCTGCTGCTCCAAGAAAGAGTGGCTGGATATCAGCAACGTCCCCAAAGATTTTCCCAGCAAAGATCTGCCACAGTACCTTCAGTTCCTAGAGAATGGAAAATGTCCCAAATGTAAGAGGACAAAGTGGGAACTGATTAAGGATCACGGTCTCCGCGACTACATCCAACTCGTATCAGTGTTGGGTCAGCGTTCGGGTAAGTCAAGTTCCGCTGCAATGTATGCGTCCTATCACTTACACCGGATGCTAAAGTTCCCCACCTATGCAACTCTAACGAACTCGATGCAGAGCTCAACGGAGTTGACAGGCACCATGGTTAGCCTTTCTTTCGCCAAGGCAATCGGTGTTATGTGGACTCCGTTTCGTAAGTTGGTGACTGAAGAATCCGAATGGTACTCTGAGTACTTCCGGATGATGGATCACTATAAGAGCATGTACGGTAAAGAGCTGTATAGAACGTCTACCATGTACATGAACTTCGGCCTGAAGAACATCAAGATGTATCCTTCAGGTCCAAAGAGTTCAACGCTTCGTGGTGATACGCGCTTCCTGGCAATGCTGGACGAGTTGGGGTTGTTCAAACTTCCTTCGGGCAATGAAGAGGAGGATGAAAACTCCGAAATTGCAAACGCGGACGAGGCACATAAGTCGCTCTACAACAGCTTGACTACGGTCAACATGGCCTATAACGAGTTGCTGATGAAGGGGTACAACACAGCACCACCGGCAATCCTCATGTCAGTGTCATCCCCGATGTCGATCCGTGACAAGGTGATGCGTCTCTATCGTGAGTCAAAGACGGAAGAAGGATCCAAGTATATCCTAGGAGTGAATCTTCCTACGTGGGAAGTCAACCCACATATGACGCGCAACTCTCCTGTTATTGCAGCAGCGTACGCGTCCAATCCTGAAAAGGCAGAACGTGACTTTGGTGCTAACCCGCCTATTGTTCACTCACGTTTTCTCTCAGCGCAGTCCGTTAATGAAACGGTGTTCTCAGGTCAAGCAAATAGCCATAGCCTGATCTATCAATTCGATCAACCTGAGATGATATACGGTAAGCTGGACAAGTCACGTCCTCTTCCGTATATGCCTTCGGTTGTCGCTCTTGATGCTGGGTCTACTAACAACTCGTTCTCAATCGCTGCAGGCTATTACGACTTCGACTCGGGTAAGACGATAGTCACAACATTACTTGAGTGTATGCCTCAACAGGGACGAAGGATCGACTTCAACTCACTGTACACCCACGTCATTCTTCCGCTTGTCAAGGCAACCAACGCGGTATGGATTGCTGCCGACCAATGGCAGTCGATTGATTTGTTGCATCGTACTAAAGCTGACATGGGAAATAATCCTCTGCAGAAGCCTCGCACCATGGCAACACAGTACTCACCGAAGCGCAAAGACTTTGAGTCGTTTCGAGGTATGTTGGAATCCGGTAACATCATACTTCCACGTGCCAATGAAAAAGATGCACAGCGCGTCATGAACGGGGATATCGCCAACTATAGAACAGAGATGATCGGCAAACCTGTAGAGCATTTGATGCTGCAGATGTTGACGGTGAAGGATGTAGGGGCTGCACGCTGCCCGGAGAAAGGTGAAGGCTATACCGATGACCTGTTCCGTGCGACTGTCCTCCTGGTCAATGCTATCCACAAACCAAAGTGTATGGAACGTCTTGTCGAAGCTCGAAATTTCAACTATTCTGGTGAGCGGTCACGTATGCCTGATCCGATTTTTGTGTCCAGAGGATCACCAGTTAACATGGCTTTAGCCCGCGTGCTGCATCGTTAAACAGAAAATTTCATCGTATTAAGTGAATGAGAACAGCATGAAACGACCTAATGCTAGTGGTTCCAATAATCATCGCTTTGTAACACAAGGAACCTTTGAATCACAACTGTCCAAGAAGTTTGGTAACCACCGTTTAGAAATTCTTGAGTACAACGGTTCTCAATCTCTGCTTCGCTATAGATGCAAAAGCTGCAAGAAGATTTCTACACTAAGGATAGCCGCGGATCTTTTGAAAAGGAAATTCCCATGCTTCTGTGCTATGAGGCGCGAGAATGATCCCATCACCTGTTGGGAAGAAGAGATAATCGAATATCTTCATGTGGATTTGAACTTTACTACCGCACAGATAGCTCAGCTGATTGGAATAGATCAGAATAGGATAGTCAAATATCTTCGTCGCGTCGAACTCGTTCAAGACGGCGACGAGCTGAACTCTAAGCGTACTGCACTGGAATATAAGAAAAATCAACCTAGTGTATCCCGCCAAGAATATGGATCATCCGCACATCTAGTGACTAGCAAGATCTACAATAGATACAGGCATATTGTAGATCCAAAAGGAAAGAGAGGTACTCGTTACCACCTAGATCATATTCTATCCATCTCAGACGGTTACTCGAAGTTCGATGCGCCGCTCTCTCTCAGAGAACTTTGCCATCCTGCTAATCTCGC